CCAAATTTACTATATCCAGATCTGGATATGGATTTAATAAAGGAGATATTATAAAACCAGTTGGATTAGTTACTGATAGAGGACTATCTTTCCCTCTACAAGAATTCCAATTAGAAGTTCTAGATACATTTAATGATTCATTTGCATCATGGCAATTTGGGGAACTTGATTATATTGATTCAATTAAAAATTTACAAGATGGAAGTAGAATTACATTCCCATTATATTATAATTCCGATTTATTAAGTTTTGAAAAAACTATTGATTCTGATATAGATTTTAATTCTGTGCTATTAATTTTTATAAATGGCATAATTCAAGATCCAGGATTAGCCTATCAATTTGTAGGTGGGTCAAATTTTACTTTTACTACTGCCCCAAAAACCGAGGATAAAGTTTCAATTTTCTTCTATAGAGGAACTAAAGAAATTGATTCTAAACAATATAACAATATCCCAGAAACTATTAAAATTGGTGATGATGTTCAGATATTAAAAAATTCTAGTGGATCAGTTCCCCAACAAAATTCCCGAACAATTTATAATATACCTACATCTGACACATTAGAAACTAATTTATACATGGATCAAGGAATTGATTCTATCAATTATAGGCCACTTAATTGGAATAAACAAAAAATAGATCAAAAAATTAATGAGCAATTTATTTACAAAACAAGAGATTCTCTAGAATCTATGATTTATCCCACCGCAAAAATTATTAAAGATTTTTCAACTACTGATAATAAAATTTTTGTGGATGATGCACAGTTCTTTAATTATGAGAAAGAATCTCCGTTCAGTTTTAATGGTTTAATTGTCAATGGTATTTCTACTGATACTAGTGGATCTATTGAATTAATAACAAATATTACTTCGATTGGGGGGACTTGTGGCATTATAACTGGGATAACCACTTCGAATGGAATTGGAACTCCACTTGCATTGAAATTTTACTTGAATTCCTCGGAAACTTTAACTGTTGGCAATCCAATTTACATTTTCAATACAAATATTGGAAAAGGAGTTACTTCAATTTACAATTCAGATTCTGCCAAAGTTGGAATTGGAACTACATTCCTTGATAATATCTACAATATTAGTGCGTATTCTTTACAGGGATCAGTTGGTATAATTACATGTAATATACTTTCAACAACTTCAACTTCGGGACTTACAACTTCCGGTTCATATGTTGGCGAATTTTCTTGGGGTGAGTTAGAAGGATTTACTAGATCTAGTTCTCCAATTTCTATAGGTGTTTCTGGAAATACTGTGGATGTTGGTATAACAACTTTCCCCACAATTCAAAGAAGAGGATATGGACTCAGAAATATTGGTGCTATTCAAAAGACTATCTGACAACTTATAAATATAAAAAAAAGTCTATTCATATGGCGGCAATTATAACAGATCAGTTTAGAATATTAAATGCCAATAATTTTGTAGATTCTTTCGAGAAATCCGAAAATTCTTATTATGCATTTTTGGGATTTCCTAATCCAACTGTTGGATTTGGAGGAACTAGTGATTGGAATTCAAATACTCCTTCTCCCATAGATAATTTTAATTATAGTAGCCATTATCATGATACTATGATGTTTGGTAAAAGAATTACTGGTTCTAATGTGCGAAGAGTTATAAAAAAAATTGATTGGTCAGCAAATACAAAATATGAAATGTATCGCCATGATTATAGTTTAGATAATCCTTCCCCAATAACAAATTCATCAAGATTATATGATGCAAAATATTATGTAATGAATTCTGATTATAGAGTTTATATTTGTATTGATAATGGATCTTCAGGAATTAATACTTTTGGAAATGCTTCGCAAGATGAACCAACATTTACCAATCCAGTTCCTACTCCTGGTGGATTAAGTGGAGATGGTTATTTGTGGAAATATTTGTTTACAATAAGTCCAAGTGATATTATAAAATTTGATTCTACTGAATATATTACAGTTCCAAGCAATTGGAATACGACAACTGATTCCGCAATTTCTACTATAAGAGATTATGGAAATTCTACGGTAAATAATAATCAAATACAAAAAGTATATATTGATAATGCAGGATCTGGATATTCTTCCGGTGAAGTGGATATTTTAGGGGACGGAACTGGAGGTAGAGTAAAATTTACTACTGATAGTAGTGGAAAAATTGTATCAACTCAAGTAATAACCGGAGGTAGTGGGTATACTTATGGTATTGTAGATTTAGGTGCTCATCATCCTCAAGGAACTACAATTGATAATCCAGCAAGATTGATCCCTATCATACCCCCATCAAAAGGGCATGGATACGATATATACAAAGAATTGGGAACTGATAAGGTTCTTCTTTATGCAAGATTTGATGATTCTACAAAAGATTTTCCAACTGATGCCAAATTTGCACAAGTTGGAATAATTAAAAATCCGACAATATCAGGATCTGCTGTTACTTTTACCGATAATCAATATTCTTCATTGTATGGAATTAAATTTCCATCATCACAAACTGGAACTCTATCCCCAGGGGATATAATTAGTCAATCAATATCCGGCGTAGGAACAGCAAAAGGATATGTTGCATCATATGATTCAGAAACAAAAGTATTAAAATATTTTAGAAGTAGATCTTTATATTATGAAAATGGTTATGATCAAACAGATTATAGTAAAGTAAGTTCAGAAGGAAAGATTATTGAATTTTCTTCTGGTGGAGGAAGTATTATTGGACCTTCATTCTCAGGTTCAATTGCCATTGAGTTTACTTCCGGAATTGCGACTGTTGGAAATAAAAATGTAAATTTGGGAATGACATTTACAAATGGTCTTGCTTCTCCTGAGATAAATAAAGGATCGGGAGATATTATTTACATTGATAATAGACCTTTGGTCGAAAGAAATCCTAGGCAAAAAGAAGACGTTAAAATTATTCTGGAATTCTAAAAGAAATGGCACAAAAAACAAATCTCAATGTTAATCCATATTATGATGACTTTAATTCTGAGAAGAATTTTTATAAAGTTTTATTCAATCCTGGGCGACCAATTCAAGCTAGAGAATTAACTACTTTACAATCAATTTTACAGAATCAAGTAGAATCGTTTGGAAGTCATATTTTCAAAGAAGGATCTATGGTGATTCCTGGAAATATTACTTTCGATTCCCAATTTTATTCAGTTAAATTAAATCCGACAAATTTTGGCATTGATATTTCTTTGTATATTGATAAATTTGTAGGCAAAAAAATAACAGGTCAATCTTCGGGAACAACTGGAATTATACAAAAAGTAGTTTTGCCAGATGGAAATGATGTAGAATATTTAACATTATATGTTAAATACTTAGATTCTGATAATAATTTTATATTTAATCCATTTTCGGATGGTGAAGCACTTACAGCAGAAGAAAATATAACTTACGGAAATACAACTATAAATGCAGGAACAGTATTTGCAACTTTAATAAATTTAAATGCAACTTCAATTGGATCTGCATCTTCAATTGGCAATGGAATTTATTTTATCAGAGGTTCTTTTGTAAATGTATCCAGTCAAACATTGATATTGGATTATTATACTAATACTCCATCGTATAGAATAGGATTGAAAGTAGTAGAAGAAATCGTCACTGCAAAAGATGATTCTTCATTATATGATAACGCAAAAGGATTTTCAAATTATGCTGCTCCTGGAGCAGATAGATTTAAAATATCACTAATTTTAACCAAAAAACTACTAACTGATTTAAATGATACTGATTTTGTCGAACTATTAAGAGTTCAAGATGGCAAAATAAAAAAAGTACAAGATAAAACTCAATATTCATTAATTAGGGATTATTTAGCTCAAAGAACTTATGATGAATCTGGAGATTATTCAGTAGAACCATTTAAAGTTTCAGTTCATAATTGTTTAAATGATAGATTGGGAAATAATGGTCTATTTTTTAATACCGAAAAAACTGATCAGGGTAATACTCCCACTGATGATTTAATGTGTGTAAAAATATCTCCAGGAAAGGCATATGTTAGGGGATATGATATTGTAAAAACTGGAACTACCATTATTGATGTCCAAAAACCAAGAGACACTCAAAAAGTTGTGAGTAGAGGTGTTCCCTTTCAAATGGGAAATATTTTACAGGTTAATGATATTTCAGGTGTACCCAAATCTAAATCAAACATAGGATTATATAATCTACCAAGAAATTCAACAACTACTCCAAATGGAATTAAAATTGGGGATGCCAGAGTTTATGCATTTGAGGTAAAAGATTCGGCATATGTGGATTCCACTACTAATTGGAATTTATATCTATATGATATTCAAACATATACCGTACTTACATTAAATCAAAGTGTTTCTACTTCGGAATTACCAGCAACTTCTTTTATCAAAGGTAAAAGTAGTGGAGCAACTGGATATGCAACCGCTGATGGTGGAGGATCTACATCTATTAGTTTAAGGCAAACTTCAGGAACTTTTATTAAAGGTGAACAAATAATTATTAATGGTATAGAAGTTACTCCAAGAACCATTCAATCAATAGTTGTATATGGATCCAAAGACATTCAATCCGTATATCAGGCAAGTTCGACTGGATTCCCTGTTGCATTTTTAGCTACTGCTTCTGGTGATATTAAAATAACAA